ATCTAAGGATGATGATGCTTTCTGGGATACCCACCAAACCATGTCAGATGGTCATATCTGGTGTGTTACCAAGTCTATTGTTGATAAGGCTAAGGCTCAAGTTAAGGCTAAGTATGGAAATAAGAAAAGACATCGCCAATGAAAGAATGTCAGCATACTTGGTATATGCGTGAAGAAGGTATACAATGTACAAAGTGTTTAGTTATATGGGAGAGTGATGAAAGAACCTAAGATTGCCCAGATGGATTGGCGTAGCCTAGGCTATTGGCCTGTGTGGAAAGATGGAAAGAAAGTGTGGGTTCCTAAGGATGATAAATCATTCGACAAAGATACAGAAAACTAAAATAATACCATTACGATGGATAGGCAATATCTCTGGAGAGTTTGCTGGCAATCATATAGTTAAGTGCGTTAATATGGACGAAGATGAAGAGTCTGGTTGGCGTTATAAATACCACGCAAAAATGTGGAAATATCTCAACAAGCCTTACGAATGGTGGGGAACATATTATATTATAGATATGGATGCATGGAAGAGAGATTTAACAGATAGCGAGTCGCAAGACTCGTAGGGTTGTTTAAGTATCTCTATTTTCGCCGAACTTTAAAAACGTATTAAGCGATTGCGCCGTATTTGACATAGCCTGCTTAGAGTAGTATACTTATGATATACCTACTAACAAAGGATCAAAATGAAAAAAGTTGCTTTTATAGTATCGCTACTTCTACTATCTGGGGGCTTCACTCCAGCACACGCAGCACTTACAAAATGTAAAGATGGAACTTACTCAACCTCTACTGGTAAAGGTACATGCTCGAAACATGGTGGAGTCGCTTCAAAGTATGACAAGGTTAATAAAGAAATAAAAGCAAAATTACTAAAAGAATATGGAATTGTAATATCAGATTCAAATAGTTATGATTCTATTCAGTTGGGTGCAGCATTGGCACTTCTAGAAAAACAAAAAGCAAATGAGGCTAAGTTGGCAAAGATTAAGGCGAACAAATAATATGGCAATCAGATTCAGAAAAAGCATGAAGATTATGCCAGGAGTCAGAGTTACTCTTGGTAAGAGTGGCATTAGCGGATCACTTGGCACCAATGGTGCACGAGTCAGCGTTAACTCTAAGGGGCAGGTAAGAGGTACTGCTGGTCTAAACGGCACTGGGCTATCAAGTACTACAATGCTTAATGGTAAGTCAAAGTCTAAGAGTAACAAGGCTACTACAAATGAAGTTGTTCCTATTACTACATCTAAAGATGATATACCAAATGTTAGTTTACTCATGGTTGTCATCCCCTGGATTTTCCTTGGAGCCTTTATTCATGAGTGGGTTGGCTATGCTTGGCTACTTCTAATGGTTCCAACGTGGGCATTCTCTAAGTTTCTTAGGTTTGCTGCTGAATATCCTTCACTCATTCCTGGTGTTCAAGAAGAACTTGATGTTATTGCTAAGGAACGTGCTGCATGAGCATTGATGAAATGACATTACGAGAAGAGATTGCAAGGGCTATTGAGGCCATCCCTCTTGGTGAAGAGAATGCACAACTAAATGCACTAGGCATGCGTATGCTTGCTGCAAAGACAGCAAGAGGTGATGGTAATTACATGACAAAATATTTTGAAACTCAGGTTGATTTCGAATAATTTTGCATATGATATAATAATATAATGATTGAAACAAGATACCAAGAAAAATGTCATTATTGCGATAAAGTTGGAGAATATACACAACTTGTTGGAGAAGATCCAGACTTCTATATGTCTTTGGTATGTAAAAAGCATTTGATCTTTGACTTAACATCCTAGATATGGTATGATTGTTATATGAAAAATACTTATAAGTGTCCAGAGTGCAAAACTTCTATTGTAATTACTACTAAGGTTCATGCACTTCCTGAATCCATCATGTGTCCCTGCGATATTGTGATGCCATTAGAATCATCTAAATAACATGTGGTCTTGGGTATTAGCCGTTATTGGCGTGGCTGGAATCTTTCTTGTTGGTCGTAAAACTATATGGGGTTGGCTTGTTCTATGTGTCAATGAATGTCTTTGGATTCTTTATGCCCTCGCAACTGACCAGTACGGATTTATTTTTATGGCTATAGCATATGCTGCAATATACATTAAATCATTTATGCATTGGAGAAAAGATGAACTTTCAGTCTGAGTCAAAGAAGTCTGGGGATAAGTTTGAGGACTTAGTGCTTTTAGATTTAGAATCCAGAGGCTTTACTAAGATAGATAAGAATGTATATATGCCTAGCACTGGTTGTGAGGTAGACTTTGTTGCACATGGAGATAGATTTGAGTATGTCGAGTGTAAGGGTGGCCTTGAAGGTGAAAAGAAGCGCCCAGGAGCAAAGAGAACAGACAATGTAAAGAAGGCTGTTGCAAACGGATCAATCATGAAGAAGGTTTATGAGGAAATGTACTATGTTGTATATTTTTCTGACACCCCTGAGCCTGGATCTTACTCTGACGAGATGATTCATATAGCATTAAAGTATGGTATTATTGATGAGGTGAGATACCTACTGCCAAGCAAAGAAAAGCAGGCAGTCCAACTATTTGAAGGAGAACTACAATGAAACTAGAAGCAGGAATCGGATACCTAACTGAGTGGTATGAGAATAATGATGGGTCTAAAGTAAGAGACTTCACATTTAGAGATTTTGGAAATTGGATCTGGGTTGTTAAGCAGTTTGCAAAGCATGAAGATGCAACACAGGTTGGTATGAACATGGCCTTTCAACTAAACCCAAACAGTGGTGAACTTGTACTAAGAGAAGTAGATGGAATTTGCAACAAGGCACTTCGCAAAGATGATCCTTTGTACGCTGAGTTACAGTTCTCTCACGACTGCAACTGCTGCAACTAACCATACAGATGACTGGTAAGTTAATCGTAGGCTCAATGCCTATAGGAAACATTGATGACATCACTATCAGAATGCTTAATGCTATCCATGATTGTGACATTATTTATTCTGACTACCTACCAGATAACATACATAAATTATTAGATGCTTACGATGTAACAAAAGAAGTTGTTGTCCTTAATAGTACTAACACTATGTATGCTGATGTATCTCAGGTTCAAGATGTTGTATCCCTTGTATCCCGTGGTAAAAAGGTACTTTTAGTTGCTGGTGAAGGACAGATTGGTGTAGCAGATCCAGGAACACAGTTCATACAAGCATGTATTGAAAAATCTTTGCCATATACTGTTCTTCCTGGACCAAGTGCTTTTATTACTGCATTTGTGGCTAGCGGTATAGTTAATGGAGACTTTTTTATATCATGTAACATGGAAAACCCAGAGCAAGTATTAGAAAAGTTTAGGATGTCAGGTACACCAGTTGTTGTTTTAGTTTGGCAAGATAAACTAACATCTATATTAGAATATGTTAGAGATTGCTTCTCAATAAACAAAACTATAACTCTTGCATGTGATATGACTATGGACTCTGAAATGTTTTTGACTGGAACTGCAAAAGAATTGTTAGCCAATCCAAAGTTTAAACTAATTAATCAATCAACTAAGATTGCATTAGTTATGCATGACAACTAAGATAAGAATCTCGTAATAGCATATTTTGTTCCAGATATAATTGGCTGTGATGTGTGAGAAAATAGATATGAAGATGGAAAGATTAGCAAAGAGTCTGATATTGGAGTAATCACCTGGTTAAAGTTGTGAAACTCAAGCCCACCACCCTCATAATCATCATTGACATAGTAAACAAGAGATATTCTTGATTTAAAATAGCCATGATCATCGTGATGACGCTTAAATGTATTGCCAGAGTCATACTTTAAGCATTGCCAATGAGAAGATCCCTCTGAAGAAAATGTAGCCTTATATCCGCTTGAGTATTCATATAGTCTTTCTGTGATTGGTGTAAGCAATTCATTGATTGGAAGAGCATCTTTATCAACCACCTTATCCGTTGCTGCAAAAGATATTTGCCAAGGACCATTCACAAGTTTATTATTGGTTTTTTCCCATGTAGTGTTAGCAACTGAAGCATATTCTTCTACATGAGAAACTATATCTAGACCTTGAAGAACATTATGATATCTATGAACTCCAGGCATTAACACTTCATAATCAAACATGTTTTAGTCTCCTCATTGTGCAAAACCAACCACTGCAAACCTTGTATCATCGCTAACCTCTGACACTTGATGTACAAATAGATAGGCTGATGGGAAAATTAAAAACTGATTCTTTTCTGGTTTTACTGTTAAGTTAATTAGCGGAAAGTATATCTCTCCACCAGAGTATCCATCATTTACATAGTAAACTGTTGAAACTCTTCTATACAAGGTAAGCATGTCATCTTTATGTGCACCAAAGAAACAGCCAGGCTCATAAGCCATTGCACGAGATGCTTCGTATTTAAATAGTTCAACATCGTAGTCTTTGCAGTATTGTTCAAGAGCAAGTTCTAATGGTTTAATCTTTTCCATAATACTGATTGCTTCAGAGTCATTCTTGTTAAGCACATACTCATAGTAAGACCTTACCAAAGTTCCTGGATTTCTATGATCTGGGTGAGTATCATGCTTCCAGTTACCAGACAAAAAGTTTTCTTTTATTTCTTTATGTAGGGCATCTGGATCTTCTAGAATGTTTTTATATAAAACAACTCCTGGAAAAAGTTCTACCTTGTTCATTTGATTATTCTATATCTTGTAATGAAAACTGTTTTTTATTTAACTCAGAGATATAATTTAACTTTGCCTTGTATGGATTTGGAAGTTTGTTTAGTCTCTTTTGCTTTTCTTGTTCATCAATGTTACAGAAAAAAGCAACGATTGTATATCTTGGCTCTCCTTCACCAATGTCTGTGATTCTGTGCTCATAGATATATGTTGATGGGAATAGGAATAACTGTCCAGCCTTTGGCTTAATCTTTACACCAAAGTGAATAAACTCTAGTTCTCCACCCTCATAACCATCATTAGGATAGTAAACCATAGAAACTGTTCTTGGTGTACCGTATGAATCATCTGGGTGCATTCCAAAGTAATCACCAACCTTAAACTTACTAATTCTCCACCACTCACGACTCTGAGTGTCTAAATCATAATGCCATTGATAGGAATCTATAACTTCTTCGAATGCATCGCATAGCATTTCGTCTCTACCGTCACGATCTCCACCCTTAACCCATGTACTAACCCCCTGCTTACCAACTTCTCTTGGGATTGGATTACCATCTGCATCTATGATATAGTCTTCTCTTTGAAACTTACCCTCTTCATCTAAAATTCTCATAAAATCCATTCCGCCATCCCATACGTTATCGTATATATGCACTCCAGGTGCTGGTGACGTGTACTCAAATGCATTACCTTTTCTACTTACGGTAATCATCTTTTCCTTATTGGCTAACTTATCTTTGTCCATGGGTAGTTCCTCTTTCTTGTAGACTATACAATTATAGCACATTGTGATATAATAAATATACCTGCCCAAACGGGGGGTAAATTAACTTATTCGCTTGAAAGGGGAATAAAATGGTAAAAACAGCACTGGATCTTTTTAATGATCCTTTTTTCAACACCTTATCAAATCTTCAGAAGGTAACAACAACTACAAACTATCCACCTTATAATCAAATCAAACTAAATGATAAAGAATATATTCTTTCATTTGCTTTGGCTGGATTTTCTAAAGATGATGTCTCAGTATCGCTAAACAATCGCACACTTACAATTAAGGGCGAAAAGAAGGATGCTGAGTTACCAGAGGGTGCAGAGTATCTACATAAGGGCATTGCTGCTCGAAAGTTCACAGATATCTTTACTCTTCCTGAGTTTGTTGAAGTTGTGGGGGCTGAATTCAAGGATGGTATCCTAGATATCAAACTTGAGAAGCAGATCCCAGAAGATAAACTGCCAAAGACTATTGAAATTCAGTAGTATAATTGGATAACATTCCGAAACCAAGACTTTAAAAGGTTTTTGTAACGGATGCTCCATCGATTGGAGAGTTGGCAGGAGTCGAATCTTCGTGGTCAATAGACCTGAGCAGTAGTCTATAAACTGCTCACCTTGACTTTCTGTCCACCATAGGGTATACTTATAATATAACCGATTGGAGTAAACATGATTCACTCTTTATTTTTGATCCCTGCATTTTTTGCTGGGTACGTTGCATGCTACATTGCAATGACATATAGGGTTAACCAAGATGGCGAGTAATAGAACTGTTACATGTGATCAATGTAAAAAAGAAATAGAAGTTAGATCAGACTTTGCCCATCACACACTAAACAATCATATCTCAAAGGAGCACAAGTAATGGCATGTTCATGCGGATTTTCAACAGACTACCCAAATTGCAATGGTACTCACAAGGTAGTAAAGACATTAAAGACAAAGTTGTTGCAAAAAATTAATGAAATTGAGTTAGATTCAGAAGCCAAGGCAACTGTATTAAAAGCAATTACTGAACTTTAGGACCTTTAAACCCTATACCAATATTGTATCTTGGACTACCAGTCATTGGCTTTACCTCATGAAGGAACTTGGACTGATATATAAGTATGTCTCCAGGCTTTGGCTTATACTCTACGCCATGATCTGGAAAGTTCATCTCTCCCCCAGAAAAGTTGTCATTGATATAAAACATACATATAAAGTTATCTGAATTATACAACTTATCATCTCTATGAACACCCATGCCACCATCTAATAGTTTAGATACTGTTATAAACTTTTTCTTTAATTCCATATTGTCAATGTTATATTTTGTCATGTATGCGTATATTGGATCAACAACACACTTTAAAAACTCTGATCTAAGCAGGGTAGTACTGTCTGAGTCCGTATCGCATATGAAGTTTGGCAACTCCATTGTTAGGTGAGGTCTTCTAGCGACATCGCTTAATGGGTATGTCTCAGCAGCATTCTCTACCAGTTCAATCCAAGCATCTGGATTGATTGGAACATTGAATAGTTCTATCTTATCTGCTAATGTAATCATGCTTCTCCAAATAGTTTCTTGTGATTTATATTCTTAGATATAAAATCTTTATAGTCTTTATATTCTACCACCTGGGGGTCTACCCACCAGTCTTCAAAAGCAATTGAAAAATATTTTAAATCCTCAACCACCAAAACATATCCAAGATCTGAAAGTATTTTCTGAGACTCTATCTTATTAGATATGTTGTCGTATCCATTGTGCTCATATGTGATTACAGAGAACCTATACTTGTCCATAGGAAGTGCTTTTAAAGCCTCTAGCGTGGCTTCTGCGGGGTGTATATCCATTTGTAGATAGTCTACTTGGGTTGGCACACCATTTGATAAGAAATAGTTTAGATAGTCAAAAGATATTGCATCTTCACAAAGTGTTTTATTTTTTCTAATTGAGTTATAATTATCTGCACGAATGGGATCATTCTCAAAAGATATCCCACTCCAGTTATACTCTGACTCAAGTAGATAGGTGTTGCTATTTTTTGTTGGCCAGCCTGCACCTAACTCAAGATAGAAGCCATTAGTCTTTTCATTGAGTACATTAAGAACAAAAGATTCTTGATGAGCCTGACTACGGCTTTTTGGAAATATTTTTATCATTGTTATGCTTAACTAGATATGGCTCTATCTTAGATTTAATTCTTCCATCTTTATAAAGTCTAACGATCCAGCCATCTTTAATCTGCATTGGGTTAAACGCATGTGCTTTTTTCTTTGGCATTATATCTCCATCCAAAATAGTGATAGGGTGTATCTCATACCGCTTGTTACTTTTTCTACACCATGCATATGATTGCTGTCACCCTTAAAACAGATCATCATATTTTCTTCTGGCTTAATGTGAAGATTATCATAGTGAGGAAAGTATAACTCTCCTCCTTCAAAATCACTATTAAGATATATCATGGTAGAAAAATGCTTTGTTTTATAATTCTTTTTAAATAGATCTATATATTCATCAGTCATTCCAAATTCATGCATGTTGTCATAATTGTTATCTTCTTCATCAAGAACATAATCTACATGTGGTCTTTGCTCTCTGCCAACTCTCCATCTATTTAAAAGATATTGGTCATTTACTACCTTTACCTCAAACCTAGCCTCTACCTGCTTTTGTGCAAGATAAAGTATATTTTGATACAGTTCTACGTTGATGTTATTTTTTTCTAATAATTCTTTTCTATCTTGTGATAGATTAATAGACATTCCACGCCAGTCCTTTATGCCAGTCCAGTAGTCTTCTGTAACATCTTCTTGCTTTGGATAGTATGTGTCAAACTCGTAGTTCCAGTGTTCATCTGATTGCGTTTCTAGATCTTTTTTTATTTGAGTAAACTCTTGATCATTTAAAAAATTCTTAATGATTCTATAATTTGGATTTGTGTTGTCAAAAATCATAGGGAATGTTTTTCTCTGGTTGATCTTGTATAGTCTTTCCCTATACCCTTAAAACTATCTAAGTCTAATACAACTTCTGCTGCTTTTGCAACTGGAACACAGTTGGGAACTGGATTTCCATCTGCTCCTGGCTTCATTCCCCGTTGTACGTATCCATCCCAACAAGGATCTGCTTTGCCAATTGATGAGTCATACATGGCCATTGCAACTTCTGAGTCAGTCTTCATAGAAGAATCAGAGCAGACTGGACAATCTGGGCAGTCAACGTTTAATTCCTTGCAGGTTTCGCAATCGCACCCCTGGTATGTAGTGGTTGGCATTATTGGGTTTTCATTTTCAATCATATAATAATTATACCATGTTGATTTGACTTACTTTTGTACAGTTGCTATACTTATAACATGCACCAGTAGCCAAGTTGGTTAAGGCACCGAACTCATAATTCGGCTATTCGTAGGTTCAAGTCCTACCTGGTGTACGATGCGGATGTTGCATATTGGTAGTGCCTCTGCCTTCCAAGCAGAAGGGGTGAGTTCGATTCTCATCATCCGCTCCACACCTCTGTAGTTCAGTGGACAGAACGATGGACTTCTAAGCCATGCGTCGCAAGTTCGATTCTTGCCAGGGGTACTACTGTTTTAACTTTTGAAAGCCTAGGGATACTCCTGCACGTGGTTTAACAGTTATAACACTGTGTCTTCTGTACTTAGGGCAATAGATAAGATCTCCTACATCAAGATGAAATGTATGGGAGATGTCGTCTTCTGTAATGTCTTTAAGGTCTTTGTTCAATGCTTCTTCTTTGTATATGTGCCATATACTTTGTCCTCTAACCTGCCAGAAAAATACAGCATCGTTATCATCGTGAATATTGCTATTGATTGATTCATCTGTTGTAAATGTTATATATATTTGATGCATATCACTTGGACGCTTTTTTGTATTTTTAGATTTTTCAAATAACAATTCTAGTTGATCTACAAATAAAGAAATTTCATTAATTCTGTCTGCTTTTCTTATCTTAAACCCTTTACCATTATAGTAAATTTGGTTTGTATTCACATCATTTCTGATGTCTTCATCTAGCAATAAAAATATTTGATCCCAGGATATGTCAAATGGAACCTTTCTGTTAAACTTAAAAGGTTCATTGTTTTTGTAGTTATTTAAAGCCTCTTCTTCATTTAATAGTAGATTAAGATAGAAAAGTCTTTGTTCTATTGAATAGTCACCCATAGTGAATGTGGGGGGCCGAAGCCCCCCAACACCTTAGCCCTTCTTGGCCTTCACTGCTGTCTTTTTAACTGGTGCCTTCTTCTTTGGCGCAGTCTTGACAACACTATCTACCTCTTCAACAGTTGGCAACTTGCCAAATGCTGGATCGTTTGGGTTTGCTGCTCTGAGTGCAACTGGGATTAATGCTGATAGCAGCGAGTATGCAAGATCCTTTGGATCCGTAACTCCTGCCATGTATAGCGCTGCAGCACCTGCGAGTACTGATCTTCCGTAAGATGCTAGAGCATTCTTAATTTGTGTATTCATTTTATTCCTCCTAGGATATAACTCGTGTTAGTATTGTAAAACCAATCCATAGCCCAATAATTCCTGCGACTCCCGCAAAAACTGGTGGTGCTGGTACTGGCAATTTGAATGCTGCGAACACGACACCGCATCCAAAACCTGTTAGTGTTGACAAGATAATATCTTTCATTTTACATCCCCTGTTCATATGTTGCTTGATTGTAGTGAAAGTCACACAAGTCTATTACTGGGCCCTGACTATTTGCCCATATCTTTGTGCTTTCTTCTTTGCAGTCAATTTCCCAACAAACAAAAAAAGCAGAGTTATCGATGTATCCCTTACCTTTAAATCTCATTCTCTTCATTATCCTTTGGTAGCATATCTATAAGTTTATCATACGCTGGCATTATTTGATTAAATAATTGATCTGTTGGCAGATTCATTACCGCACCATACTCCTTAAAGTAGTCAAGGGATGGCCCAGCAGAGTCCTTAAACTCTTGTATAGCAGCCTGAGTTTGCTCAATATAATCAAAAGCCCACTGCCTAGACTGAGTTAAAAACACAATGAAGTCATCCTGGCTTATCTTATTATTTTGATCTTCTACAGACAACTCCTCTAATTTTTCTTTAGCAAGATTATCAGAGATATTTTTATCTATGTATAATTGAAACAAAGTCTCAACTGCTTTAGAGAATTTTCTTTTAGTCTTTATATTTTGCAAAACCATATAAAAAATAATTAAAATTAAAAATAGATATACTACTAGATCCATCATTTTGTGTCATCTCCTAATTCACTACGTACCAAAAGAACCATTGCTCCTTCTTGTTCTAAAGCCTTTTTCAATCTAATCAAATACTCTGCTGCTTGTATTTTTTCATCATGATAAAGATTTATAAACTGATGTGCATTAGCACGAACAACAAGAAACTCTCCATTGTCATAGATCTCAACAGAGAAATCTTTTGGTGGTGTTAGTGACATTGCAGCACGTCTCATTGCTTCTGTATACATTTTATCCACCCATAGTTAACTGTTGCCATACCGAACCCCATGTTGATTTACTCTTATGGTTATTAAACTCTTTTGATATTTCTCCACCTTCAAGGTAGATACCGCCCCATACGCCCCATTCTTGCTGACTAATACCAACAGCAAAACAAGACTTCATAACAGGACATGACATACATAGATCATCAACTGCAGGTCTTAGAAGTTCTTCTTCCTCATACTTATCAAAGAATATGTTTGTATCATAGTCTAAACATGAAGCATCGTCTTTCCACTTATGCTTATTCATGTTTACCTCACATATTTATTTGGTATTTCCCATCCATCACGTGTAGGAGAGAACATCTTTTGAAGATGCCAGATACCATTTTGGTAAACCCCACGGTCAGATGTTCTACCCTTATCTGAAGGGTAGCGTTCAAGAACTGTCCAACCATCCCAAGACAAAACTTTGTTTTGTGCAACGATTGTTTCCATTTGTTCTAATGACTTAATTAACATGTTTTCCTTTTTATTAGTAACGATAGATTCCGACATCAACATTTTTATGCTGAGCCTCAGTGACTAACTTGGACAGTGGTTCTTTAGGCTTACTTAGGTAAGCAAAGTAACCAATAGAGTCCATGTTTTCACTCAACCAACTTGGTGGAACCTTGTAGTGCTTTAACTTTTTACCCCTAGACTTCATTCCTCTTTCCGAAAGGTTTGAGAACTCTGAAACCATTGAGTTAATCCTTGCTGGACCTGCAGAGTAGATATAAAAGTATGGATCATCATCTTTCATTGATGAAAGGGCAACGCCCATGGCTCTTAGGAATACCTGATAGTCATCAAAACTATTCGTTCCCTGTACTGCGATTATCATCATCCACTCCTTCTGATAGTTGGTCTACAATGAACAACATCTTATCTAATTCTACCTTATCCATACCCATTATGTCAACTCTGATAGCATTATCTCTATCTATATCATTGTCGTGAATGTCTGCAACATACAGAACGTTATCCTTTTTCCAGTATGCCTTGTCGTCAATAATTAATACACGAACATGAGTATTTTTAATATGATTCTTAGACTGATTAGGCTTTCTGTTCATACTATTTATTTCATCCATAGGTGGAAGAAGTGGCCTAATTAATGTGTGTATATGCTTTTGACTATACTTAATCTTAAACAACTGATCAACAGAGTCTTTCATATACATGTCAACGATGACCCTTAATGAGGCAGCAAAGACTAATAGTGCTATTACTGATCCAATAAAATATTGCATTATTATTTTTCCTTATTAAGAATTATTCGAATAATCTCTTTTAGTGTGTACTGATGTTGCTTGTCTAGTTTTGCAATTTCTTTTTGATCAAAGGATTTGTCTGTTAAAGATACGATTGGGTTTGGCTCAGTTACATCCATAGACAAAAATCCATATTCCCACAAAGCCATAGTCTCT